GCAAATGTCATCGCCACAGGTCAAGTTTCTGTTCTTTATTACGGTTTCGCCGCACTTGCCACAAAAACAGGCGCGGGCTGCAACCGTTTCAACTTCACCTAAGCCGATTAACTAATCATCGATCAGCTGCGCTCCCGTAGCTGATCGAGCAGAATCGAAAGGAACGCTCATGCCGAACATCGTTAGCGCGCAAGACTTGCGCACCGTGCTTGGCGTGAGCGTTTCGCTTTATCCTGACAGCTATCTCGATGACATCATCAATTCGGCTGAAGCTGTTGTTTTGCCAATGTTGGTTGCCAATTCGTCAGCTGTTGCAATGTATGAAATCGAAAATAACATTCTTTACATTTACACCGTGAGAGCTCACAAATTTGTCACAGGTCAGAGCGTGCAACTTAACAATTGCGACGCTTCCATTGATGGCACTTACACCGTCACGGCGGATTACACACATTCGCCCTATGTCTTCACAGCTGCAAAAGTCACAGCAAATGTGACGCTTCGCGCCGTCATTCCAAACGGATCAGCGACATTGGTTGGCAAATCTGCCGCCGATATTTATGCAAACAACGACGTTGTTGAGAATGCTGTGATTATGACCAGCTCTGAAATTTTCCAAGCCAAAACCGCCGCGGGCAATTCAATCGATGGCGTTGATTTCCAAGTTTCACCGTGGCGCATGAGCCGTCAGCTATTGACACGCGTTTCAGCCTTGCTCGCGCCATTTTATGAAGTCGAATCGATGTGTCAGTAATGCCATCAACAATTCAAACAAGTGTCAGAGATACGCTCCAAAGCGCGCTGTCAAGCGTTTCGGCAAATGTTTATGATTCTGTGCCTGAAGCTGTGATTCCACCATTTTGCGCGCTAGTTCCGAGCGATCCTTATCTTCAACCAAATCTCATTGGCAAATCGACAATCAAGGTTCAAATCAATCTTAGAATCACGGCAGCTGTTGCCTATATGTCAAACAGCGCATCGCTGGACAACTTGGAGAAGCTACTCATCAGCATTCTGGCGGTTATACCGTCAGGCTACATCGTCGGAGATATAACCGTGCCGTCGATTGTTTCGGTCGGATCGTCAAACCTGCTATCGGCAGACATACCCGTTTCCACCTACTACACTCAAACAAACTAGGAGCAGACATGCCAACAAATATCATCACGGGGCGCGATGTGTCTTTCACGATTGGTGGAAACAATTTCGACGCCCAAACAACATCGGCAATCCTGTCAAATGAGCACATCATCGAAACTTATCAAACGCTTGATGGTCGCGCATATAAGGCAATTGACGATCAATGGACATTCGATGTCGAAATGCTTGCAGATTGGGGCGCAACAGGATCACTCTGTGAAATTCTGTGGAGCGTTTGCGAATCTGCACCAAACACAGGCATCACAACCGTCATGACGGCGGCGACAGGTGCTACATTCACATTTCAGGTTTTGCCCGTCTTCCCATCGGTCGGCGGAACTGCACCTGATGCACAAACTGTGACGATGAGCTTCACCGTCATTGGCTTACCAGCTGAAAATTTCAGCTAGGATTTAGAGAAACGGGAGCAAAAATGAAACTAGCAATTCAAATTGAATATCAATCGGGCGATGTGGCGACTTATGTCGCTGCACCGCCTGAATGGGCTAAGTGGGAGCAAAAGACAGGCTTTCGCATTGGTCAAGCGCAAGAGAAGATTGGCATTTCAGACTTGATGTTTTTGGCTTATCACGCCATGAAGCGTGAGGCAGCTGGCAAGCCTGTCAAGCCTTATGACACTTGGTGCGAAACAATTGCCGAAGTGGTAGTTGGTGACAACAGCCCAAAAGTCACGGAAGCGGAAGCGTCAGCCGACTAATTGTTGAGCTCGCAATCGCCACAGGCATTCCGATGTCTGAATGGCAATCCGCTGAAGATATTTTGACGGCGATTGAGATTTTGGAGAAAAATGGCGGCGACAAAAAGTCAAGGTAAGATCAGCATCGATGTTGATCCTGTTGCTTTGAAAGACTTGCGCGCCACATTGAGGCTGCTAGACAAGGAAACATCGTCAGAATTACGCGACAAAGCGCAACCGCTTTCCAAAAGCCTTGCCCGTGAATTGACCGTTGCAGCTGCATTCTCGGCAGCTCCACCGCAAGCCATTTTGGTTGCGCGCTCAATTAGCACGCCAAGAGATCGCATGATCCGCGTTGATGTTGGTGGATCAAAGCGCGTTGGCAGACCATACGGCGGGAAAAGACCTGACACAAAAAGCACATCGGCGCAAGCGGGCGAGCTCTTATGGGGCAGCGAATATGGCAGCGGCGGGCAACCGCAAGATCGTTCAGGTCGTCGCATGGGCAGATCACGATTCGTCAAAGGCAGAAATAAACGCGGCTATTGGATCAACCCGACCGTTGATGCAAACATCAAGCCCATTGCTGACGAATATGTGCAGATCGTCAAGGATATAGTTAAGCGATTGAAACTTGAAGGCGGTGACTAATGGCTGGAATTCCAAAAGTCAAGATTCAATTTGATGCCGATCTTGATGGTCTAAAAAAAGGCACGGCAAGTGCCGACAAAGAAGTTGCAGGGTTTGCAGATAAGGTCGGCGAGTTTGGAAAGAAAGCCGCTGCCGCTTTTGCTGTTGCCGCCGCGGCAGCCGCCGCCTATGCGGGCAAACTTGCGATTGATGGCGTCAAGGCTGCGCTAGACGACGAAAAAGCTCAAAGAATTTTGGCTTTGACGCTAGAAAATACAACAGCGGCAACGAATGCTCAAATTGCAGCTGTTGAAGATTACATTTTGCAGACCGCGCTTGCAACGGGTGTCACCGATGATCAATTGCGACCAGCTTTTGCGCGTTTGGTTAGATCGACAAAAGATGTGGAAGAAGCCCAAAAAGTTTTGAATCTTGCGCTTGACATAGCAAGTGCGACGGGCAAACCGCTTGAAACTATCACAGCAAGTTTGGCAAAAGCATATGATGGCAACACTAACGCATTGGGTCGGCTTGGTCTTGGTTTAGATCAATCGGTAATCAAATCAAAAGATTTCAATCTAGTTTTTGATTCTTTGCGCGGATCGTTTGCAGGTTTTGCCGCGAATGAAGCGCAAACATTTCAAGGTCGCATTGATCGCCTGAATGTTGCTTTTGATGAAGTAAAAGAAACTATCGGATTTGCTTTGTTGCCTATCTTTGAAAAACTTTTGAATTTTGTGATTGAAACGGTGTTCCCTGTTTTTAAGCGTTTTTCTGATTCACTTGGTGGATCGGGCGATGGTTTGTTGGCTCGCTTCACGGATATTTACAACTTTATCAAAGATTTTCTTGAACCTATTTTTGACGCTGTGCGCGGGGCTTTTGTAAAGATAGGCGATGCAATTAGAGATCAACAGCCAAGATTTCAAAGCATCATTGACACTTTTGCTGATATTTTCAAATGGTTGAATCAATACATCATTCCAATTCTAAAAACACAATTTGTCGCAGCAATTGAAACTTTTGCTTCGGCGGCATCGGTAGCCATCAAGGTTGTTGTGCCTGTCATTGAAACCGTTTTGAATACCATCAAAAGCGTCATTAATGGAATCATCAGCGTCATCAACACGGCGATCAATCTTTACAACAAAGCGAACAATCTTTTTGGCGGTAAAGACATTGCAAACATTGGAAAAATTGGTGCGGGTGGAACTACTACATCAGGCACGGTCGGCGGCGTTCAATTGCCTTTTGGTGGTGCAAATGTTGGCGGTGCGACGGGTGCAACGGGCGGGGCTTTAGGCAGCGGCATCGGTGCAGGGCTGGGATCAGCTCTTGGCACAGCTCTTGGATCAGCTGTTGGAAATAGTGCGGCAAAAGCTGTCAAGGAATTGCCAAAAACATTGATTGAAGAAATATCGGAAGCAAATTGGTTGAAAAAGACAATTGAAGAAGGTGTGTTCGATGCCGCTCGATTTAGAATGGGCGAGGAAAGAAGCATGTTGCCACCTGTTCCATCAATGCCGACTTTTGATGTTGCAGCTGCTAGACGCGGCGAGGAAAGAGGAAACACATACAATGTGACGGTCAATGGGGCAATGGATTCTGAAAGCACCGCGCGGCAAATTGTGACGCTGTTGAATGATTCACAGGCTCGCGGCACGCTTGGCGCAAGTGGATTTGCAGGGCTGATTGCAGAATGAGCGTTTGGACACCTGATTGGCGCATCAAGATTCAGGGCGTTGAATACACAAATCTAACGCTCTCAAATCTTACAATCTCATCAGGTCGCACAAATATCTATCAGCAACCCGTCGCAGGTTATTGCCGAATCCAAGTCATCAACACAAATGTCAGCCCAATCACTTTTGACATCAATGATGGTGTCACTATTGAAGTCAAAAACGATTCGGGAGCTTATGTTGTTTTATTCGGTGGCAACATCACCGACATGAATGTCAATGTGTCATCGGCAGGCGGAATCGGCATCAGCCAAACAATCAGCATCACAGCTCTTGGAGCGTTGGCAAGATTGCCAAAAGCCGTTTTCATTGGCAACATAACGCAAGGCACAGATGGCGAGCAAATTACAGATGTGCTTGAAAACATACTTTTTGCCAATTGGAATTCTCTTCCAGCTGCCGAAACTTGGTCGGCTTATGATCCGACGGTCATGTGGGAAGATGCCGAAAACAACGGTCTTGGCGAAATTGATGTGGGCGATTACACGCTTGACGGTCAAAACAGCGTCGATGCCGATGTTTATTCGATCGTGGCAGCTCTAGCTCAATCGGGTCTTGGATACTTATACGAAAGCCCAAACGGCTTAATCAATTACGCTGACAGCACGCATCGCACAGAATACTTCTCAGCCAACGGTTATGTCGATCTCGATGCCAAACACGCGCTTGCTGGCAATATCACGACTAAAAAGCGATCGGGCGATGTGCGCAACAGCATCACGCTGCAATATACGGCAAGCGGCAATTCGGAAGTCAGCGACAGCGATGTGGCTTCAATTGCCACTTATGGAGAGCTCGCCCAAACAATCCGCACAACCTTAAAGAATCAAGGTGAGGCGACAAGCCAAGCGGCATTTTATTTAGAGCTGCGAGCCTATCCGCAAGCCGTTTTCGATAGCGTGACTTTTGCGCTTGGCAACCCTGAAATTGACGAAATTGATCGAACATCGCTTTTGGGCGTATTTATGGGAATGCCAATCAATGTGCAAAACCTGCCCGCCAACATGAGCAATGGCGAATTTCAGGGTTTTGTCGAGGGTTGGACATTCCAAGCCACCGTCAGCGACATAAAATTGACCATGACCGTTTCGCCGCTGGCATTCAGCTTGCAGGCGTTTCGTTGGAATTCTGTGCCTGTCACAGAGCTTTGGAACACTTTATCTACTACACTAACTTGGGAACAAGCGACGATCGTCGCGTAAGGAGCAAGAATGCCAACAACATCAAACTTCGGTTGGACAACACCAGCCGACACCGATCTTGTCAAAGATGGTGCAGCTGCCATTCGCACTTTAGGCAATGGAATTGACACTTCATTTCTTGATTTGAAAGGTGGAACATCAGGTCAAATACTTGCAAAAAATTCAGCAACCGATCTTGACTTTGTTTGGGTTGCAAATGATCAAGGCGACATCACAGCTGTCACAGCTGGCACAGGAATCAGCGGCGGTGGCACATCAGGTGCGGTGACAATCACGAATTCAATGGCAACAGAAATCACAGCAAAAGGCGATTTGATTGTTGGAACAGGCAATGCCGCATTCGACAATTTGCCAGTTGGAACAAATGGGCATGTTTTAACAGCCGATTCTACGGTTTCACCGACAGGCCTAAAGTGGGCTGCTCCTGCTGGTGGTGGCAAAGTTTTGCAGGTAGTTCAAGCGACTTATTCAACTGAAACTGGTGTTAGCAATAATACTTGGACAAATACAGGATTATCGGCAAGCATTACTCCCGCTTCTGCTTCTTATAAAGTGTTAATAATGGTTTCACACGGCGATTGCGGTAAGCCAGCGAGCACCGCAGCTGAATTGGGTTTGGCTATTGTGCGAACAACCACCTTTCTTGTTGAAGCTGGTGGATTGATGAGAACTG